GCAGGAGATTTGCATGATCCTCGAAACCGCAGACCAACGCACCGACGACTGGTACGCCGCTCGCTGCGGCAAGGCCACCGCGTCCCGGTTCAAGGACGCGATCGCCACCAAGAAGCAGACAGAAAAGCAGAAGAAAGACAACCTGCCCGGCGACCCCATGCAGGCGCAACTTGACTATCTCACCGAACTGGTAGTCGAGCGCCTGACGCAGCAGCCGGTGCAGCGTTACGCCACCGCCGCCATGCAGTGGGGCACCGAGCAGGAACCCGCAGCGCGCGCAGCCTACGAGCGCATCACCGGCACCAGCGTTGAGGAAACCGGCTTCGTCGCCCATGACACCCTGCTGGCAGGCTGCAGCCCGGACGGCTTGGTGGACTGGGACGGCTTGGTCGAGATCAAGTGCCCGTGGAACACCGCAAACCACATCGAAACGCTGCTGAACGGCATGCCCGACGAGCACATTCCGCAGGTGCAGGGCCAGATGTGGATCACTGGCCGGCAGTGGTGCGATTTCGTTTCTTACGATCCCCGGATGCCTGCTGAACTGCAACTGCACGTCCAGCGCATCAACCGTGACCCGACGTATGTTGCCGACCTCGAGCGCAGGGTCACGGAATTCCTTGCCGAGGTCGGCGCCCAAGTCGAGGCGCTGCGGCGTCTCGCGGAAAGCAGAAAATGACTCAGGAAAAGCAGAAGCGACCCTACACGCGCAAGATGAAGGTCTTCGTCGTGACGGACATGCACGCCAACGAGCGGCTGGTGCGGGCCTACACCTCGGCCGACGCGCTGCGCCATGTCACGCCCACGTTCCTTGTGACGCCGGCCAATCAGGACGACATCATCAGCCTGATGGCTGCAGGCACGCCCGTGGAAACCGCGGGAATTCCGGAGCAGGAACTGCCGGCGGGTGAAGCCGCGGGCCTGAGCGACTGATGAACCGGGGTGAGCTGCAGCCGCCTTGCGGCTCGCCCCACTGAGGAGAACACATATGTCAAACCCATACGAACCAACATTTATGGCCGAAGCATACGATTTGCTTGTCAAGAGCCTCAAAGATCAACTAAAAGAAGCATGGAAAGAAGAAGACGAAGAAACCCAAAAGATGGTCACAGCATGGGATGTAATTTTTCCTTTTGTTTTGGAGCACTGCGGGCGCAACAAGTTGCTTGAGCTTGGCAAGATGATTGATGAAGCGTTTGAAAAGGAATACAACGTCAACGAGGGCTTTGAAAATCTTGTCGCCGGCTACCAACTCACCCAACCACAGGAGTAATACCCATGACAGCACTTGTCCCCGTAGATCAAATTGAGCGCATGGCGCTTGCGGTCGCCAAGTCCGGCCTGTTCGGCGTCAAAACGCCCGACCAGGCAATGGCCCTCATGCTGGTGGCGCAGGCCGAGGGCATGCACCCCGCCATCGCCGCCCGCGATTACCACGTCATCAACGGTCGCCCCACGCTGCGCGCTGACGCCATGCTGGCCCGGTTCCAGCAGGCTGGCGGCAAGGTGGAATGGGGCGAGTACACCGACCAGCGCGTGGTGGGCACGTTCTCGCACCCGCAGGGCGGCAGCGTCCGCATTGAGTGGACGACCAAGATGGCTCAGGACGCGGGCCTGACGCGCAACCCGACGTGGAAATCCTACCCACGCCAGATGCTGCGGGCGCGGTGCATCAGCGAAGGCATCCGCACCATCTACCCCGGCGTGGCCATCGGCACCTACACGCCCGAGGAGGCCGAGGACATGGCCCCGCGCCCCGCCCGCGACATGGGCGCCGTCGAAGAGGTAACCCCGCCGCCGCCCCCGCCGGCAGTGGACGTGGAGGCTCTGGTGCGCGACATCGATGGCGCCGCCACACTGGAGTTCCTGGAACTGCTGCGCCCGCAGATGCGCCAAGTGCCGAAGGGTCCGGACCGCGACCGCGTGGTGGCCGCCGTGCAGCGCCGCGCGGAGGAGATCCGCGCCGAGCAGGCGCCTGCGCCCGAGGCGGAAGGGGGTGCGTTGTGAGCGCCGCCAGCCAACCCCCCGATCAGCACCTGATCACACCCGCACAGCTTGCCATCCGCTGGGGCCTGAGCCTGCACACGCTCAGCCAGTGGCGGGTCAATAACAGCGGGCCGTCTTACCTGCGCCTTGGTGACGGCGAGCGGCCGCGCATCAGGTATCGGATGAGCGACATCTTGGCCTACGAGCGCCGGGCGAAGGAGGGCGTATGAACTGGTGGCGCCAATCACTGACGGGAATGTTCTGCCCCGCGTCGCCCGAGGTTCTGGCGGCGCGCGAGCTGGACGAGGCCCGCCGGCAGTTGCTGGCCGCAGAGTCCGCTGCGGAATACGCGGACGCGATGTGCGCTTACCACCGCTCGCGGATTGATCGGCTGCAGCGGTATTTGAAGGGGGAAAAGGAATGACCACCGAAGACGAAATCCGCCGCGTGCTGCACCCTGAGGCGCACGAACCCATGCGATACGAGCCGCGCATCCCGCTGGGTTGCGACCAGCAGGGCCGCTATCCGCAGGCTGCAGAGCCGTGCGTGGACCTGGACGAACTGGGCGTCAAGCTGCCGCCGCAGGAGCCGTGGTGGCCGTACATCCTGGGCGCAGTGGTGGGCCTGTTGGCGCTGGTGCTGGTGTTTGCGCCGCTGGGGGTGTGAGATGAATCCCCTACGAGAAGCCGCCCAGCAGGCGCTGGAGGCGCTGATAAACAGTACCGCGCCGAAAGACTGGGACGCCATCACCGCCCTCCGCGCCGCGCTGGCGCGGCAGGAGCAGGAGCCGGTGGCCTGGATTTCAGTGACCGATGCTCTGCCCAAGTCTGGCGTAACGGTCCTGGCCTGCTACCGCAACAGGCTCGGCAAGCTGCGGCGTATCCGCGCGCATTGGATTGCGGCGAAGACCGCAGAAGCGAACTCCGAAGATTGGGATCAGTGCTCGGAATACGACGAAGCAACGGACACCTACTACGTCACCGAGGGTTGGTACGAGTGCATCGACAACTGGGGCGACTATTCGGCCGTTGCGGTCAGTGAAGGCGATGTGACGCACTGGATGCCGCTTCCAGAAGCTCCGCAGGAGGTTGTCGCATGATCACGCTACGCGAAGCCGCCCAGCAGGCGCTGGAGGCGTTGGAGAAGACACACACGCAGCCGGGGTGCGACCAGTGGCAAGCCGAACGTAAAGCGTCAGTAGCCCTACGCGCCGCGCTGGCGCATCAGGATGAGCCCGACCTCTCTCGTTGCCCCCAATGCAACGGCCCCGCCGACAACGGCTTCGACCGCAGCATTCCGCCGAGTCCATACCTTTGCACGAAATGCATGGCCGAGCCGGTGGAGCCCATTGCCTGGATGGTCCACACCGTGGACGGCCAGAGTGCCTACGTCACCGACAACCCGACAGAACTCAAGGAGGGGCAGAGCGCCTATGCGCTGTACCCGGGGCCGTTTGAGCAGGTTTTGCTGACGGATGAGGAGATTCTCAAGGCCATTGGCTGGGAGCGTGCTGAGATGTACATGAAGCTGGCTCCGAACTTCCCGGTGGATGAAGCGAAACAAGAAACGCTGAAAAACGCCCGCGCTGTCGAGCGGGCTGTATGGGAGAAGAATCATGGCTGACCTGAGACAAGCCGCCCAGCAGGCGCTGGAGGCGTTGGAGTTCATGGCAGACGAATGGGGCTTTACGCAAAAGGCAAACAGACCTGAACGATGGCAAGCAATTGACGCCCTCCGCGCCGCGCTGGCGCAGCAGGAGCAGGAGCCGGTGGCGTGGCGGTATCAGAACGCCAACACAGACCACGTTTATCTGGTTTGGAACAAAGGAACAGGGGGTAGAAACTGGACGCCCCTCTTCACCGCCCCACCCCGCCGCGAGTGGCAGGGGTTGACTGAGGAGGAGAGAGAACAGGCAACCGGCTGGTCCGTAGAGCACATCGAGGCCAAGCTGAAGGAGAAGAACCAATGAGTCAACCCAAAGCCCTATTTCTTGCTGATGTCATTAAGGCAGACCCCGCAAGCAAAACACATCACGACGATACCGCAGCCGAATTGCGCCGGCTTCATGCGGTGAATCAGGAACTGCTGGGGGCGTTGAAGGATACGCTCGAGTTGCTGGAGGTTTATTGCGGAGACTTTGAAGAGGCGACGCGCAATCAAGCCCTCGCCGCCATCGCCAAAGCGGAAGGAGGACAGATATGACCACATGGCACAAAGGCCCGCCGCCCAGCATCGGCTGGTGGCCGGCGAGCATACGCGGTAATCCAGATCTCTTGCGGTGGTGGGATGGAAGCAAATGGAGTTTCCCGGCATACATCTGGATGACTGCCGAAGAAGCGGCAAAACAATCGGCGATAAAGTCGGGTATAACTCCCAACATCGAATGGACCGACCGGCCCGCATCGTGGCCGGAGAGGAGTAGGACATGAAAGACGACATCTACGCCGCAGCCATCCGCGCAAGGGGGAACAATGAGTAACGATCTGAAGCAAGCCGCCCAGCAGGCGCTGCAGGCGTTGAGGAAAAGTGTGGGGGCAATGCGTGGTCTGTATGGTGGTTGGCGTTGCGAAGCACCTTTAAGAGCAGCAGACGCAGCCATCCACGCCTTGGAAGCCGCGCTGGAGCAGCCGGATCAGAGCAAGGGGGAACACATGACCCGCGACGACATCACCCGCATGGCGCGGGAGGCTGGGTTCTCCGATAAGCAATCTGAAGTCTACTTTGACCGCATGCTTCAGCGTTTCGCCGCCCTTGGCGCTGCGGCAGAGCGCGAAGCGTGCGCCAAGTTGTGCGTTGCTATGGATCTAATTGACACGCCGACTGTGGTGGAAATCGCCGCTGTTCGTAAGTGTGCCGCAGCCATCCGCGCCCGCACCTTATGAAATGCCCCATCTGCAGCACCTGGGCTATCAGGCTGGAAACGCGCAGCAATGCTATGTACAACACCGTGCGCCGCCGCTACGAGTGCGGCTACCTGCACAGATTCAGCACCGTTGAGCGCGTGGTAACGTTCGTCAATATACGTTCCCCGAAGGGTTCTAAGCCTGGCTCGCCCTGACGGCAATCGTCGCTACTGTGCTGGTGGCCGACTTGGTGCTGAGATAGCGTCGTAGGCCCGCTCGCAGGCGGTGCCGGCAGCGCCGCGAGCGTCGGCTACGGCAGCAAGCTCTCCAGCCGCTTGCGCAACCCCTCGGAGCAGGTTGGCAAGCACAACTCCGGGGTCTTGGGCTGCCGCGCCTCCGAAGGCAGGGCCGGCGCCGTCGCGCTGGGGATTGGCGCACTGGGCGGCGATGACTTCGGCGCGGCGCTGCAGGCTGTCAGCAGCACTGCGAGCGCGGGCAGCGTCAGCGGCCGCAGCGCGGATTCGGTTCTGGGCATCGGTCTGCACCTCCGTGTGCTGGGCTCGCCAGCGGGCCTCCAGGGCTCGCGCGGCTTCGCTGGCTGCCAGAGCCTCGGCCACCAGTTTCTCGCGCTCCTGAGCCCGTTCTGCGCGTTCTCGGGCCAGTGTGATCTCGGCGCCGCGCAGCTCCCACAGCAGCGTGCCCGACAGCACCATCAGGCCGATGCAGGCCACACCAAGAGCGTAGGCGACGGGGCGGTAGATCATAGGCCCAGACACTGCCGGTTCTCAGCCTGCCGGCGCAGAGTCAGGCCACGCAGGGGCTCACCACGGAAGCGATCCCAGCGCAGGATCTCGGCGCAGGCGCCAGCGTAATCGCCCGCGTTCAGCCGGCGCACCAGCGTCGAGCCGCAGAACGCCCCCGGCCCGATGTTGTACGCCAGGCTCAGGAAAGCGTCGTATTCGTGCTGATGCAGCGGCACCCGAACGCACTGCTTCAGAGCGCCTTCAAATTTCTGCACATCCTGCAGTTTGCGCACCAGAGCCTGCACAGGCTCGATGCGGTCGCCGGGTTTCACGCCGGCAGTCGTGCCAAAGCCGATGGTCGGCACATCGCCCTTGACTGGGGTATACGCCTCGCCACGGTAGCCCTCATGGACGGCAATACCGACCAAAGCAGACGCTGAGAGCGTCAGGGCGCCGATGACGATGCGG